CATACCACACCAGCAGCATGACACCTTCATGCTCTGCACCTCCAAATTCGTTGCAGCAGGCTGGTATACCCTAATCAACCCAGACATCAAGGTAAGCCTCTGGGTGCAGTGGACAGACGCCCTAGGCTCTCTGGACATGACTGTCCCTTACCCTGACTGGAGAATGGGTGGAAGGACAGACAGAGGCGATGATCAAGACATAGGCCTAGTCACACACATACCCATCTCAGCATTTACGCTATATGATTGCGTAAACGAGAAATAGACATATACTCGGATGGGCGGCTGGCAGATTACAGAGTAAATTATGGGAGTTAAGACCAAATGGAATCCTGACCTAGAGGCAGCAGGTATAGCTCGCTACACAGGTAAAGGACTCAAGCGCGTAGATCCTGAGAGATACGAGAGTATCTTGAAGGCAGCTAAGAATGGTTTCGGTGTAGATACACTGATGGAGGTCTTCGGTGTATCCCGTGAACTTGGCCTGAAGATGATCGAGCAGGCTGACAGAGATCCCCAAGCTCAAGAGGCTTTCCTAGAGAAGCTTGTGAAGACAAGAGACCTAGCTCTGGAGAGGCTGAGTAGTGCGCTTGAGAGTGGTGAGATGAAGCCACAGCAGTTGCCCGTCACTACTGGGATCTTAATCGACAAAGTCGAACAGCTCCTCGGTAAACCTTCCACAACTATTAGACATGAGACCGTAAATCTGTCAGGACCAGCACTGGAAGAGCTGATCAAACAGTGCAAGCCTAAGGAAGTCATTGAAGCAGAGGTAGTTGAGAGTAAGTAGGTATATTCTTTCTATTAAACGTAAGGTATATTGTGCGAAGAAACAGCACAAGATGGGGGGAGGGGGTCAACGGTTTCGGATTTTAGCAGCAATCGTTGCGGATCCCCCCGCGCAAAATAAATGAGCAAAACAGATACTCCACACAGACGCACCAGAGGCAAGAAGGCTCGCAGGAGGACTATGCTGGACACGCAGGACCTGCGCTGGAAGGCTGGCAAGGAGCCACGAGAAGCCACTGTCACAGGCCGCCCTATGAACCCTAGACTACTGAGCACAGATCTGGGCATTGTCAGGGTGACTGACAGCAGTCCATTCCAGAAGGGCCTGAAGATCCCTGTCTGGGTAGAGCAGGACTCAGGCAAGCTATTCTGCAAGGGCCGCCCGAAGCAACTGGACAGATACTAGCATGAACTGGACGCCACATCCTGTATACCCTATTCCCAACAGGGAAGAAGCTCAGGCTATGGCTGCCGAGGGAGCTCTCGAGGACTTCTACCTGAAGAGGGAGGAGCTGATCAATCTCGAGAAGAACGATCCCTTCAACTACGGCTCTGACTGGCACAATACGAACGGCCTGTTTACGCACTGGAAAGACGCTGACAAGGCTCTGGAAGACCCGAAGGTAGACATAGTGTATATCTTCGGAGGCAACAGGGGAGGGAAGTCACGGTATATGGCCTCGAGAGTAGTCAGGACTCTGGCCAACAAGGCTAGGTCTGCTGTGTGGTGCTGTCATTCTACGCATGATTCTTCTGTGCAGGTTCAGCAGCCTTACGTGCATGAGTATTTACCCGTGCCGTGGAAGGAGCAACGGAAAGCGCAGAGGGCTGTGGTGAACATAGGCTTCTCCCAGAAGAACGGTTTCAGTAATAAGACCTTTGTGGCCCCTAACGGGAGCCAGTGCTGGTTTAAGAATTACTCTCAGGAGCTGTCCTCAATGGAGGGAACTGAGCTTGACTTGATTTGGTGTGACGAGCTGGTCCCTATGGCGTGGATACAGACTCTCAAATACCGTCTAATTTCGCGTAAAGGCAAGCTAGTCGTAACTTTTACACCTATCGAGGGATTTACAAGCACTGTCAAGGATGCGATGGACGGGGCTATCATCGAGCAGACTAGGGACGCAAAGCTTATTGGCGACGATGACAGTCCCATTGACGGAGTGCCTCGAGGTCATATGCCATACACTGCGAGGACTCGAAGCGGATCAGGAAAGATATTCTGGTTTTTCTCGGAATGGAATCCCTACAGCCCGTTTGAGAGAATGGAGCAGACGCTTCAAGGCAGGACTAGGGAAGAGCGAGAGATTAGAGCCTACGGGTATGTCAGTAATCCTGTAGTGGGCAAGTTTCCGAGGTTTACTGACAGGAATATTTGCAGGAAAGACCAGATACCTAAGGACGGCACTAATTATATGGTGGTGGATCCTACTCCCGGGGACAGGAACTGGTATATGCTGTGGGCGAAAGTGGATGATTTGGGCAGGATCTTTGTCTATAGAGACTGGCCCGATATGGCCAATTACGGAGAATGGGCGGTAGCAAGCGAGAAGCTTGACGGCAAGAAAGGCCCCGCACAGACTGCTGACTGCGGTAGGAATATCATCCAGTATAAGCAGCTCATAAGAGAGCTGGAAGCCACTGACGGCGGCATACACGAACGGTATATAGATCCGAGAGCAGGCAGGACGGCTATTGTAAGCCAGAGGGACCACAATCAGAGTCTCATTGATCTACTTGCAAACCCTGACAGGGGAGCTGGGGGAGAGATCACGAAGGAAGGGCTCCTGTTCGTGCCTAGCGCAATGGCACATATTGATGAGAGCTGTGCATTGGTAAATAATTTGTTTGCCTACGACATGAGCCGAGAGGTAAGCATTCTGAATGAGCCGAAGCTGTATGTCTCAGAGGAGTGCCAGAATTTGATTTACAGTCTAAAAACGTGGACCGGGAGCGATGGCGATAAAGGAGCGAGCAAGGATCCAGTGGATGCTTTAAGGTATCTTATATTAATGGATCCGATTTATGTTTCGAGGCAGACTGAATATTCAACTGAAAGTTTAAGCTATTAATGAACACCATCGATGACCAATTACAGGTCAATACTGACCCTAACATAAACCAGCTCTGCACTGAATACCGCAGGGCCTACTCGGATGAACGCATGACCTACAGGGTCAGAGAGTCTGATGAGACTCGGTTTGCTACGTGGAACGGCCAGAGCCGAGACGGCAAGAAACACGCAAAGGATCTGGGCAGGCAACCGTTCCCGTGGGAGGGTGCGTCAGACACAAGAATACGGCTGGCAGACGAGGTCTGCAGCTTTATGGTGAACCTGTCAACCTCTGCCATTGGCAGGGCCGCACTTAATGTAGCGGGAGTAGAGGCGTCAGACCATAAGGCAGCATCTGCCGTGGCCCTCTACCTGAGGTGGCAGCTATCGACTTTAATGCAACCCGGCTGGGAAGAGGAGCTGGAGTTGCACGCAGAATATGCAGCGCAGTATGGTTGGAGCGTGCTTCACGTAATCTGGGATCGTTGCTACGCGCAGACCCCACGAACTATAAACCTCCAATCCCTCTCTGGCTTCTTAGGAGTCAACGCCCCCCAACAGCTCGATGCTCTAACCGCTGCGCTTGAGGATGAAGAAGAATACATTGCTGACCTTCTGGTAGCCAGCAATGACGGGCTAACCAGAACCAAAGCACTCAAACATATCAGGGAGATAGTCAAGAATGGTGAGACTACGTTCGAGCTACCAGATATGGCACGCAATCAGGCAAAGATTGTGGCGCTCAGACCTTACCACGAGATCTTGTTCCCGCCCGAAACAAACGATCTGCAGAGAGCCAGAGCAATCTTTCGCAGAGAGTATTACACAGTCGCAGAGCTGGAAGAGAAAGCTACCAATGGAGAGTGGGACAAGGACTGGGTAGACGAGGTAAAGAAGACTGCTGGCCACAGCTCTCAAGTATGGGATCAGGGACTTAGTCCAGTCTTGGGGAGTTCTGAGAGAATCGAAGAGAAAACCAACCTGATAGAAGTCATACATGCCTACAGCCGCAGGGTAACTGACAGCGGCAACCCGGGCATATACATGACTGTGTTCTCGCCTTACCTCGAGAAAGATTCCAGAGGCAACGAGATCTATGCAGAACATAAGCTGGTCACTGAAGCGGGAGACACTTACCCGTTCGAGACATTTACTCGAGAGAAAGTAAGAAGGAGCCCCATTGAATCTCGCGGAGTTTCCGAGATTGTGAAAACGTGGCAGGCAGAATACAAGGCCCAATCGGATATGGTCTTTGACAGGTCATCCTTTGATACACTGCCTCCGCTTAAGGTGCCTCTCAGGTATGGCCAGAGAATTAAGGTTGGCCCCGGCGTGCAGGTTTCTGAGCAGAGACCCGGCGACATTGGCTGGATGGAATCACCCAGACGAGGAGCCGAACTTGCGTTCACTCTTATGGATCATATCCAGCTACGGACTGACCGCTACTTCGGCAGACCTAACGCAGGGATACCTCCAGTAGAGACTCAGCTCAGACAGCAGGCCTACGTGCATCGCTGGCTGCGCCACATGAGCAGTGTCATTGGCAGGATCTGGGACCTGACACAGGTCTTTGATACGGACGAACGCTTTGCAATGGTAACAGGCACTGACATGCCGCTGCCACGAGATCCGAAGAAATACAACTTCACACTACACTTCGATGTCAGAGAGCTCGACAATGAGTTCGTCGAGAAGAAGCTTCAGGCGATTAGTCAATTCGTGCTTCCTGAAGACACGATGGGTATCGTTGACAGGACTAAGCTGATCAGGAAGAAGCTGCAGGTCATCGATCCTACACTGGCAGACGAGCTGGTCATAGAACAGGCTGAAGCTTCACAGCAAATGTTCGATGAGATGAACAGTCAAGTGGCCCTGATGTCACTGGGTAACCAGCCTAACTTTGTGGAGAGCGATCCTTCGGCAGGAATCAAGATGCAGTTTGTGCAGCAGATAATTCAGAACAATCCGAAGTATCAAAAACAAATGCAGGAAGACGAACAGTTCGCACAACTGGTTCAGCAGTTCGCGCAGAACCTGCAGATGTCAATTACACAACAACAGAACGCGCAGATTGGTAGAATAGGAGTTAACCCGAATGCCTAACGAATACAAATTCTCTGGATATGAACAGTGGATGCTGGACGCTTTTAGTCTGGC